AGGATAACGATGTCACCACTAATCAAGGAATTATTTAACTACCCTAACCAACATGTTTTATTAACAGCCCACGGGGGCTTATACATTGCAGATACACCTAGTGTCTTAATTAAAGTTTTGGAGTTGGAGATAAAACGAATTAAAGAGGAGAGTAAAGATGCTAATGCAGTGTGATGCCACAGCACTTGAAATTAGAGTGGCAGGTTATTTAAGTCAAGACCCAGTATTACTAGATGAGTTGGTTCGAGGGGTGGACATTCACTCAGACAACCAAGAGAGATTCAACCTCCCTACTCGTTTGATAGCTAAGACGTTTGTATTCAGGTTACTATATGGAGGTAGTGCTTACAGCTACGCACATGACCCTGAGTTCATGGACATAAGCAAGAGTGAAAAGTATTGGGATAAGGTAATTGATGCCTATTATGATAAGTACAAAGGAGTTAAACTATGGCATACTAAGCTAATTAGAGAGGCAGTGACAACAGGGAAGTTAGTAGCACCAACAGGCAGGGAATATAAATTCTTAAAGTATAACGGTAATTACAAAGATACACAGATTAAAAACTACATTGTACAAGGCACGGGAGCAGACATCATGGCTTTAGCAAGGGTTAGTTTCTATAATCGACTCAAGAAGTTAGCTTATAAAGATTGTTTACTGGTAAATACAGTTCATGACTCGATAGTGCTTGACTACAATGAGAAAACGTGCGATAATATTGTACTAGCTGAGACAATGCACAGTGTATTCGATGACCTACCGAAGAATTTTGAGAAGTTGTTTCAAGCTAAGTTCAACGTACCCATGACATGCGAAGTATTAGTAGGCAAGGATTGGGAAAATATGACTGAAATCAAGAGGAGTAATAAATGTTAATTGAAATCGTAGCAGTAGAGAATGAAGAACGAAAATCAGGGAGTGGTACGGGCAGCTATAACATGCTGACAGTTACTTACAAATCTAATGGGCGAGTAGCAGAGAAAAAGATTATGTCATTTGTCAACCCCTCTGTATTTGAAGGGGTGAAGGGATTGGATAAGGGTGATGTTCGAGAAGTTACTTCTGTGAAAAATGAGAAGACAGGCTACTGGGATTGGACTGCAGTAGGTGAAGAGGGTTCAGCACCACCTCCTAGTGCCACAGCATCATCTCCTACAGCCACAACACGCACAACGGGTAGTACGTATGAGACTAAAGAGGAACGAGCCGTTAAACAGCGTTATATCGTTCGACAAAGCTCCATCTCAAATGCCATTGCATCCATTGGTAAAGAGGGTTTAAAAGCTAAAGATGTTATTAAGCTAGCTAAAGAGTATGAGGAGTATGTGTTTGGCGAGGAAATGGAAGTGGTAGATGACGGCTTTGAGGATGATATTCCGCACTAAAACTAGAAGGGGGCAACCCCTTCTTAATAACTAAGGAAAATTATGATGAAGAAAACGATATATATTGGTTTAGCCCTTGCTTTTTTATTTACAGCAAGTAAATCTTATGCACATGGGTCTAATGACCATGTATATCAGATGACATCTACAGTTCAGTTTGTGTATACTAATGAGGAGTGTAAGTTATATACGTTAGAGGAGGGTATGCCGGGAGTTACTCTTTTACATGGGTATGCACTTGACATATCTACAATGAATCGAGCAGAGGGTTGTGTTGCAGTGTATATAGACCAAAGAAATATCCCTGTAGCAGAGTTTCGACTCAACTTCATTGATACAGACGGTAATAAGGCGAGGCTAGAGCAAATCTTTACACAAGCCTCATTTAAACATAGGGAGAGCATTTAATGAAAAGAATTATATTAGCAGTTTTATTAGTATTTACCTCAGTGGCTGCCTTCGGGCAGTGTTCTTACCAGACTTTTACAGCAAATGGTAAGACAACAACATGCCAAACCTGTTGCTTTTCACCAACAAACTGCACCACTATTTGTTCATGAAAGCTTTAATTGACATGGATTCAGATATTTTATTATAGAGGAAAGCGATTATGACACATGCAGAAGTGATAAAAGCAATAGCAGATAATAAGGAAGTACAATATCAGAGTTATTTTACGGATGCTTGGCGAGATGTTAACAAAGATGGTCTAGAAAGATGGAATCCAATCTCCCGACCAGATTGGTTATGGAGAGTTAAACCAGAGATAACACCTGATTATACATCCACACACTGGTTGGTGGCAGATGTATGGGCTACAGTCACATGGGAGGGAGAGACTGGTAATCCCAAATCTGTGGAGATGGCATGCTAGCACTTATAGATATGGATTTAGTGGTTTATAGATGTGCTGCTAGCGCGGAAACTGAATCTTTGCCAGTTGCTTGTGAAAGAGTTGAAGAATTACTTGACAATATCATAAATAATTCTAAGGCTACTGAGTATAGGGCATTTTTAAGTGGACGGGGTAACTACAGGAAGGACATCTACCCTGAGTACAAGGCAAACAGAACTGCTGCCAAGCCACAACACTTACAAGGCTGTCGAGAGTACGCCTGTGAGGTGTTAAATGCTGAAGTAACAGAGAATAGGTTAGAAGCAGATGACTATCTAGGGATTTATCAAACAGATGACACAATTATCTGTTCCTTAGACAAGGATTTGTTGCAAATAGCAGGTAAGCACTACCAGTGGGCAATTAGAGGGGTAAATTGGGAGAAGCCAGACACCTACTTAGAGCAAACTGAGATAGGTGGGTTACGTTTATTTTACGAACAGTGTCTAAAAGGAGACACGTCAGATAACATTAAGGGATTAGCAGGTATTGGGAACGCCAAAGCTAAGAAGTTTCTACAAGACTGTGAGACAGAGCAAGACATGTTAGCAGTTATGTTAGAGAAGTATTCCCATGAGGACGAATTTCTTTTAAATGCACAGTGTGTGTGGATATTAAGAGAGTTTGACGGATACTACACTAAACGATATAAGGAGCTACAAGATGGACAAATGGCTAGAGAATCAGAAGATAGCAGTAAACCACATGAAGGATTGCCTCGACATGGAGTTACAGCTTGACAATAACATGGCAGCTATCAGTGCTTATTTATTAGTTATAGAGGACAACACCACTAAAGAGGAGTTCCAAGAGTATGGCAAAACGATTACCAACAGTGAAAAAATCTTCAAAGACTACGAATACAGAATGGACAAGTGGTAGACTCAAGAGTTTTATCACCAGTGTACTAAGAGGTGGTTACAGGAAATTCCCTGCTAAGTATGAAGTTCTAAAGGAGGCGGGTGTAGGTAAGAAAATGAACAGTAAGACAAAACGGATGGGAGAGCATTACATCTGCGCTCATTGCACAAAGGAGTATCCCGGCAAAGAGGTTAATGTAGACCACATTGACCCAGTAGTATGCCCTGAAGAGGGTTTTGTAAGCTGGGATGTGTACATAGCAAGGTTGTTCTGCCCTAAAGAAAACTTACAAGTATTATGTTCAGAGTGCCACACCGTTAAGACAGCAGAGGAACGTAACCAACGCACAACTACCAATAATGGAGAATAGTTATGAGTAAACGGATTGTAGTAATACCAGACAGTCAGATTCGACCCGGAGATGATTATGAGTTTTTAAGTCACATTGGGCAGTATATAGTAGATATGCAGCCAGACATCATTGTTCACTTGGGAGACTTTGCAGATATGCCTAGCCTTTCAAGCCACGATAAGCCTGGTAGTAAGAGTATGGAGGGTAAGAGGTACATAGCGGACGTTCTAGCGACTACAGAGGCTATGGATGTGCTTCTAGAGCCCATCCTAACCATGCAAGAGCAGCAAAGAGTTAATAAAAAGAAAGTATGGAAGCCACGAAGAGTTATGTTAGGGGGCAACCATGAACATCGCATCAACCGAGCAGTGGCAAATGACACAAAGTTAGAAGGTTTAATTTCACTAGACGACTTGCAGTATGAGAAAAAAGGTTGGGAGTTTGTACCGTTCCTAGAACCAATTAACATTGAAGGTATTATGTTCTGCCATTACTTTGTTTCAGGTGTTATGGGTAGACCTTGTGGCACAGCCAGAGCTATCCTAGCTAAGAAGCATCAGAGTTGCATCGCAGGACACCAGCAAGGACGTGATATTGCCTTTGGACGTAGAGGTGACGGTACGGAGATGGCTTGTATGATTGTAGGTAGTGGGTATGAACATGATGAGGAGTACCTAAACCCACAGACTAACAACCACTGGCGGGGCATCGTAGTTCTAAATGAAGTAGTTGATGGTCAGTTTGATGAGATTATGGTTAGCTTACGCTACTTAAGGAGCAAATATGAAAAAAGATAGAAGTAAGCAATTAGAACCCACTGAGAAGCAAAAGAGAAGTGTGAGGGATACCATGCGCAATTTGGAGAAGCCCCACATAGAGCCTGCCAAAGCTATGAATATAGAGGAGATTGGTGAGCAACTGGCGGCACGGATAAAGGAACTAAGATATATGACAACAAGGGAAGAATTGAAGATTGTTAACGAAGCATGTAATTCGCCTATGAATATTTTTGAGGCTGGGGTTATGACGGGAAAGATAGATACACTAGTTGCACAACAAAAAGAGAGTGCATTAGACACTCAGGTAGGTGGTGACCACTACATTAAACACACCATACAACCGTGGGATATTATAGATGAGTATGACTTAGGGTATTATGGAGGTAACGCATTGAAGTACCTCCTACGAGATAAGGGCGATAGGAAAGAGGACTTAGAGAAGGCTAGACACTATATAGCTAAAATGATTGGAGACCTTGTTAATGCTAACAATAGTTGAGATGAAAGAAAAGCTAGTAGAGCAAGTAGATGAGGTTACGCTAATAGATTGGCTAGAGGTAAATGCAGAGGACATTGTAAATGCCTTTGAAGACAGGGTGGTAGCGAACTATGACAAATTACTTGGCGAATTGGAATGACTCTTTCCCACCAATTAACTTATACAATTATAAAATAGAAAGAACGACAATGGATAATTCACAAGAGCTGTTATCAAATATCACAGTTTTCAACAAGTATGCAAAGTATGTAGATAAGCTAGAGAGACGTGAAACTTGGAAAGAGTTAGTAGACCGTAACAAGGAAATGCACATTCGGAAATACCCAAAACTTGTAGATGAAATTGAGTTAGCTTATAACTACGTGTACGATAAAAAGGTATTACCTTCTATGCGTAGCCTACAGTTTGGTGGGCGACCAATTGAACTAAGTAACAACAGAATGTTTAACTGCGCATTTAGTCCAGTAGACCACCCTGCTGTGTTTAGTGAGACTATGTTCAACCTATTAGGTGGGAGTGGTGTAGGGTTCTCAGTACAGAAACGCCACACAGACCAATTGCCAACCATTGTAGGCACTAAAGACCGCCAACGTAGGTTCTTAGTAGGGGATTCAATTGAAGGTTGGTCTGATGCTATTAAAGTGTTAATTAAAGCCTACACACAAGGCAAGAGCGACCCTGAGTTTGACTTCCGTGATATTCGCCACAAGGGAGCTAGGCTAGTAACTAGTGGTGGTAAAGCACCCGGACCTGACCCATTGCGGATTTGCTTAGATAAGTTACGTAGTGTACTTAATGATGCTGTTGGTAGAAAACTACAACCATTAGAA